ATTTTCAGCTCCGCGCAGCGCATCCAGCTTGCACAGATGCAGTTGCAGATGGCGCAGGGCGCCCCGCAGATGCACAACATGTACGAAGCGTACTACCGTGTGTATTCCGCGCTGAACATCCGCGACATCGACGGCATCTTGATCCCGCAGAACAACCAGATGCCCCGTGATCCGGCGTCCGAGAACTCTTCTGTGTTGAACGGGATGAAGCTCAAGGCCTTCCCGGGCCAGCAGCATGACGCGCACATCGTCGCTCACTTGATCATGGGCATGTCGCCGCTGCTTCAGGCCGCGCCGATGTCGGCGATGGAGCTTCAGCAGCACATTTTCGAGCACGTGCGCATCAAGGCTGAAGAGGACGTTGAGGCGGACATCTTCAAGGCGTACGGCACCGACCCCGATCGACTGGTGTCGCCGATCCAGAAGGAAGGCATGGTCGCGATCAAGATCGCCACCTACTTGCAGGAGCTCAAGAACCTGCAAGGGCAACTTTCTGGCGAGGCGGCTGGCGGCGGGGAGGACCCGTTGGTGGCGCTCAAGAAGCAGGAGCTCGATCAGCGCGCCGCGGCCGACCAGGCCAAGATGCAGTTGGATCAGGCGAAGTTGCAGCTTGAGTCGCAAAAGGCCCAGCAGTCGATGCAGATTGACCAGGCGAAGTTACAACTTCAGTTACAACGAGGAGGGCGAAATGCCGCTTAAAAAGGGATCGAGCCAGAAGACGATCAGCCGCAATATTGGCGAGCTTGTCGGCACCTACAAGGAAAAGGGCCGCATTGGCACGAGCAAGCCGAAGAGCAAGTCCGCTGCGGTGAAGCAGGCGGCAGCGATCGCGTATGCGAAGGCCGGCAAGTCGCGCGGCATGAACGACGGCGGCGTCATGGGTGCTGTGCGCACGGTCAAGAAGAAGGATGGCAACCGCCCAGTCAAGATTTACTAAGTCGATAAGCGCCTCGGCCGGTGCGCAAAACTGGCTGCTTTTTCATGGAAACCAACCATGCTTGAATTTGCAGAAGCAGTGCTTCGTGAGATCAGATCTCTTAGAGAAAGCTCGGAACAAATCGTCCTAAATGGAACGATCGCCGACATGGAGCGGTATCGCTTCATGATGGGTCGCCTTGAAGGATTGAAGCTGGTTGAGGATTCCGTAAAGCGACTACTGAAGTCTCGAACGGATGACGACGGCTTTTTGATCTAAAGGAGAACCAACGTGAATGCGATAGTTAAAGAGCCCACGGCTTTAGAGAAGAAGTGGGCGGAAGAGGCCGCAGCGCATGTTCCGTCCCTGGAAGATGCCTACACGGCCGAAGGGCTCAAGCCCGACAAGCTCCATGCGGCGGTACTCAACCGCATCCCCACCCCGACCGGGTGGCGCATTGCGATCCTGCCCTACCGGGGCGCGGAGAAGACCAAGGGTGGCATTGCCTTGGCCGAAGAGACCCAGCGCAAGCAGCAGGTTTCGACGGTGTGTGGCTATGTCCTCAAGGTTGGGCCTATCGCCTATGGCGATGAGGTCAAGTTCCCGACCGGCCCGTGGTGCAAGGAGGGGGATTGGATCATCTTCGGCCGCTATGCCGGCGCGCGGATCCCGATCGATGGCGGGGAGATTCGTTTGATTAACGACGATGAGGTCTTGGGGATCGTTGCCGATCCTGAAGACGTCCTTCACATGTGGTAAGGAGATCCGAGATGAACGAACAGTTGGAATTTAACGTCGGCGAGGGCGAGCAGCCCGCGACCGTACAGGTGCCCGTTGAGGAGGAGGCCCCAAGGCTGCCTCTGGTGACGGAAGAGGAGCCGCGGCAGGCTCGTAAGGAAGAGGAGCTGGACCAGTACAGCGAGGGGGTGCAGAAGCGCATCAACAAGCTGACGGCCCGGCTTCGCGAGACCCAGCGCCGTGAGCAGGCGGCCTTGGAGTATGCCAAGCAGGTGCAGGCCCGGGCTCAGGAGCTCGAGCAGCAGTATGTCCGTACGGACGAGGAGCGGCTGGTTGAGGCCAAGAGCCGGGTTGAGACGCAGGCGGTGGCCCTCAAGCAGATCATCCGCAAGGCCCGTGAGGAAGGTGACATTGACACCGAAACCGAGGCCCAGCAGCGGTTGACCGCCCTGACGATGGAGCAGGGGCAGCTAGACTCTGCCACGGCCCAGCGCCAGGCCTACTTGCAACAGCAGCAGTATGCCGCCCAGCAGGCGGCTTATCAGGCCCAGCAGGCCCAGCAGCCCGCCCAGCAGCAGCAGGTGGACCCGCGAGTGGAGGAGTGGGCGGAAAAGAACAAGTGGTATGGCCGGGACAACGTCATGACCCATGCCGCCTGGGGTATCCACCGCCAGTTGATCCAAGTTGAGGGATTTGACCCCAGCTCGGATGAGTACTATGATGAACTTGACAAACGTATTCGAGACGCCTTTCCCCAGAAGTTTGGGGACGGCGGGGCGAGCACGCAGAGCAGGGCCCGTAACGTGCAACCGGTTGCGCCTGCCTCCCGATCCTCCGGGATCAACAACACAGCACGCCGCACTGTCAAATTGACCCCAAGTCAAGTGGCAATTGCTAAAAAGCTGGGTGTTCCTCTCGAGGAATACGCCAAGTACGTGAAGGAGTAACACATGTCGGACGTCAAATTGCCTTCTCTGAACCGCGCTTCGCGCGAGACCGAATCTCGTACGAAGACCGCGCGACGCCGTCCGTGGGCACCTCCTTCCCGGCTTGATGCGCCACCGGCTCCCATGGGATACAAGCATCGTTGGATTCGGGCTTCGGCAGGTGGGGTGGAAGACCGCACGAACATTGCAGGTCGTCTCCGTGAGGGGTACGAGCTGGTTCGTGGGGACGAGTACCCTGACTTTCCGGTCTCAACGACGGATGATGGCCGACACGCTGGTGTGATCAGCGTGGGAGGTCTGCTTCTGGCACGTATCCCGGAAGAGACGGTTGAAGAGCGCAACAAGTATTACCGCGAACGAGCGAACAACCAAATGCAGGCTGCGGACAACGAGCTCATGAAGAGCAATGCTCATGGAAGCATGCAGATTGAGCGACCGACCCGTAAGTCTCGCGTTTCATTCGGCGGCTCTAAAAAAGCCAGTGAATAACTTTTTTTGAGGATAATCAAATGGCAAATGTAGACAAAGCCTTTGGTTTCCGTCCTCTCGGCAATCTGTCTGCGACTGGTGCTCAGAAGCAGTACGGCTACGAGATTGCGGATAACCAGAGTGGGGCGATCTATCAGGGCGACCTGGTGACGATCGTCAATGGCTATGTCGTTAAGTTCCTCCCGGCGACGCATGCTGCGGCGCTTGGAGTGTTTAACGGCTGCTTCTATATCGATCCGACGACGGGCAAGCCGACCTGGAAGAACTACTATCCCGGCAGCGTCAACATCACCTCGGGCACGATTGTTGCCGACGTGATCGACGATCCGAGCCAGCTGTTCATTGTCCAGGCTGATGGAGTCATCGCTCAGGCCAACATTGGCAAGAACGCTGACGTCATTGGAACTGGCGGAAGCTCCACCACGGGTGTCTCTTCGATGGAGCTGAACACGGCTACCATCGCGGACACGGCGGCACTGAACCTGAAGATTGTTGGCCTCTGGAATGTTCCGGGCAACTCGCTTGGGGAATTTGCCGTGGTCGTTGTGAAAATCAACGAGCACCTGTATGGCAGCACCGGCGTCAAGGCCGTAACCTGATTATAGGGGCATAAAGACATGGCAATTTCACGTGCACAACTTGTTAAGGAGCTCGAGCCGGGTTTGAACGCCCTGTTCGGCCTCGAGTACAAGAACTACGAGAACGAGCACGCCGAGATCTACTCGGTCGAGAGCTCTGATCGTGCGTTCGAGGAAGAGGTGATGGAGTCCGGCTTTGCCGAGGCTCCGGTGAAGTCTGAAGGCGCTGGCGTCGCGTACGACCAGGCGCAGGAAGTCTACACCGCTCGCTACACCCACGAGACGATCGCTCTGGCGTTCTCGCTCACCGAAGAAGCCGTTGAGGACAACCTCTACGACCGACTCGCTGCGCGTTACACCAAGGCGCTCGCCCGTTCGATGGCGCAGACCAAGCAGATCAAGGCCGCTGACGTGCTTAACGGCGCGTTCACGACCTCGACTGGTGGTGACGGCAAGCCGCTTTGCGCGACGGACCACCCGACCCTGTCGGGCCCGGACCTCGCCAACGAGCTGGCCGTTTCGGCTGACCTAAGCGAGACCTCCCTTGAGCAGGCTCTGATCGACATCGCCAAGTTCACCGATGAGCGTGGCCTGAAGATCGCTGTTCAGGGCCTCAAGCTCATCATCCCGAAGGAACTCATGTTTACGGCTGACCGTATCCTCAAGTCGACCCTCCGTGTCGGCACTGCGGATAACGACATCAACGCCGTGAAGAACATGGGCATGGTGCCGCAGGGCTACACCGTGAACCACTTCTTGACCGACCCGGACGCTTGGTTCATCAAGACCGACGCTCCGAACGGCATGAAGATGTTCCAGCGTGTTGCCATCAAGACTGGTTTCGAGGGCGACTTCGACACCGGCAACGTGCGGTACAAGGCTCGCGAGCGCTA